GACCGTCGATGGCCTCGATGCGCTCAACGACGCATCCGACGCCACGGGCATCAGCGTCGAGCGGCTGTCCGGCCTGCAGAACTACATCGAGGGCTTCGGCGGATCCATCAATGACGTCACCGGCCTGGTGCTCAGCATGCAGCGGGCGCTGTCGAAGGCTGGCGACGAAGACTCGAAGGGCGTGGGCAAGGCGCTGGCAGCGATCGGGCTGGACGCCGAAGAACTGCGACGGCAGGCCCCCGACGAGGCCTTGCTCAGGATCGCCCGGGCGCTCGACCAGGTGGAGGAGGGGGGCGCCAAGACGCGCGTCATCCAGACCATCTTCAAAGATGCACAGAACGCCGCGCCTGCGCTCAAGGATCTCGCCGGCGCGGGCGAACTGAACGCAACGGTCACCCAGGAGCAGGCCGAGCGGGCCGAGCAGTTCAACCAGCAGCTGGCGGCCATGCAGAGAGAGGTGCGCGGCGCCGCGCGCGACCTGGTCAGCGATCTGCTCCCCGCGCTGCAGGGCTACGGCCGCGAGCTGCGTGCCATCAAGAATGCGGACCTCACCTTCCGTGACCTGCTCAAGCTCGGCCTGAACTTCAAGAGCGTCGGCGAAAACATCAAGGAATTGACGGCTGACCTCGATGCGCTCAACAAGCGCCGGGTGGTGGCCGAGAAGAACGGCGCGCCGGAGTTTTTCCTCAAGGGCATCGACGTGAGCATCGAAGGCACCAAGCGCCGCCTGAAGTACTTCAAAGAGCTCCAGCTCGAAACTGCGCTGGCCGAGAACAAGGCGACGTACAGCAATGAAGCCCGCGGCCTGGATCGGCCGGCTCCGAAAAAGGCGATTACGTTCGATGGTGTCACGGCCACCCCGAAGGCAAAGGTCGCGAAAGATGCCATTGCCGATTCAATCGAAGAATTCACGATCAAGGAACAGAAGGCGGTTGATCGTGAGCTGACCGACATGCGCGAAAAGCGCGAGAAAAAGGCGACCGAAACAGCCAAGAGAATCGCAAAGAGCGAAGTCGACGCGCAGGAAGAGATCGACCGGGCCAACGAGAAAACGGCCAAGCAGACCGCCGCGCTGGTTGAGCGCTACCAGGATCTGGCCGACCCGACCCGCAAGTACCGCCTCGAGCTGGAAAACATCGCCGCGCTTGGGCGCACGCTGGACGAGCAGGGCAACCCGCTGCTGTCACCGGAGGAAGTCAAAAAGGCAACGGATGCGGTGAACGAGCAGGTCAAGGCGCTCGACAAGTCCAAGTCGTTTGCCGAGGAATTCGGCCTCACGATGACCAGCGCGTTCGAAGACGCCATCGTCCAGGGCAAGGGCTTGCGCGACATGCTGTCCGGCATCAGCCAGGACATCGCGCGAATCATCATTCGAAAGTCGATTACCGAGCCGCTGGGAAACGCCGTCAGCAGCTTCACGAAAAGCATCGACTGGAGCTCGCTTTTCAAGTTCGCCGATGGCGGAATCATGACCAGCGCTGGCCCGGTTCCGCTGCGCAAGTACAGCGGGGGCGGCATCGCCAACAGCCCGCAGGCCGCCATTTTTGCGGAGGGCGGCATTCCCGAAGCTTTCGTTCCCGTGCCGTCGGGCAAGATCCCTGTTGAGATCCGCGGAGCGACGGGTGGCGTCACCGTTGTGCAGCACATCAACATCGACTCTCGCACTGATGCGTCGTCCATCCGCGTCATGATGGCTCAGGCTCGCGACGAGGCAGTGCTCGCAGTTCGAACCGAGCTTACGCGCGGAGGTTCGATGGCGCGGCTGGTGGGCAAGTCATGACGGTGCTCAACTTGCCCATCGTGAAACGTGGTCGCGGCCCGACCTCTGCGCCCTGGCGCAAGCTCAACAACACCCAGTCGTTCGAAAGCCCGCTCACCCGCAGCGTGCAGACGCTTGCGCTGCCGGGCGCGCGTTGGGCCTGCACGCTCACCTGGGCGAACCTCACCGCGGCCGATGCGGCGCTCATGCGTGCATTTCTGTACGCCTTGCGCGGGCGGGCGGGGCGCTTCTATGTGCCGCACTCCACCGTGCAGCGCCCGCGCGGTACCGCGCTGGGCACGCCGCTGGTGGCCGGTGCCGCGCAGGCCGGCGCCACGCTGGCCACCGATGGCTGGACGGCCGGTGCCACGCTGCTGGCCGGCGACTTCATCGGCTTCGGTGCCAGCGAGTTGCGTGTGGTCACGGCCAACGCCACGGCCGACGGTGCCGGCCTGATGTCGATCGTGCTTGATGAGCCGATGCGCGCCAGCCCGGCCGACAACAGCGCGCTGGTGCTGTCGGCGCCTACCTGCATCATGAGGCTCACCTCTGACGACATTGAGTCGCTGTTTCGCCCGTCGGCAGCCGGGCCGCTCACCGATGTCACGATCGACTGCGTGGAGACCTGGTCATGAGTCGCACCCTCTCCACAGCCGTCAATGCCGCGCTGGCGGCTGACCATGTGCCCGGCCTGCTGCTGGTCGAGCTCGACTTTGCATCGGGCGCGCTGCGCCTGAACAACTCCGGCGTCAACGTGCCGTGGAACGGCCACGAGTGGCTCGGCGCCGGCAACCTCGGCACGGTCGAAACGGTGACCGAGCACAGCGACCTGCAGATGACGGGCATCGCCATGCAGCTCACCGGCATTCCGCCCGCGATGATTTCGCGCGTGCTGGGTGAGCACTACCAGGGGCGCAGCGCCACCGTGTGGTTCGCGCCGATGGATGCCGATTACATCGTGCTGGCCGACCCGATCATCATCTTCATCGGCCGGCTTGACGCCTGCAACATTGCGCTGGGTGACACCGGCACCGTCACGCTCACGGCCGAAAGCCGGCTCACCGACTGGGAACGCCCGCGCGTGCGCCGCTACACACACGAGGACCAGTTGGCCGAATACCCGGGCGACAAGGGCTTGGAATTCGTGCCGCAGATGGTCGAAAAGACGCTGGTGTGGGGGCGCGCATGAGCCCGCTGCAGCGCCGTGAAGATTGGCCCGAGCAGCTGGCCGCGTTTATCGAGTCGCGCCTGCACACGCCGTTCGCCTGGGGCACGAATGACTGCGCCGTGTTCGCGGCCGATGCCGTGCTGGCCATCACCGGCACCGACCTGGCCGGCCCGTGGCGCGGGCAGTACGCCGATGAAACAGGCGCGGTTGTCGCCGCGCAGGACTCGCTCAACACGTTGGTTACAGCCGGTGAAATTGTGGCCGCCCTGCATGACCTGGCTGGCCGCAACCTCGGCCCCGCCGTGCCGCCGCTCATGGCGCGCCGGGGCGATGTGGTGCTCGTCGAGCACGACGCCGGCTACAGCCTGGCCGTGTGTGTCGGCCCCGTTGCGGCTGCGCCCGGCCGCCGGGGTGTGGTGATGGTCGAGCGCGCCGCGTGGCGCTACGCTTGGAGGGTCGGGTAATGGCCGAAGTCGCAGTCGCGGCCCTTGCCGGTTTCGGCGGTAGCGCAGTCAGCGGGTACATCGGCACGCTGGTGGGCAGTCAGTTCGTGGGCGCGCTGGTCGGCGCCGTGGCCAGCTCGGCCATCAGCAGCGTCGTCGGCGGCGCCCTGGGCCTGAACAAGAAACCGAAGGTTCCGCAGTTCAGCGCGGCCGCGCAAGACCGGCAGCAGATGATCCGCTCAGCCGTGGCCACGCGGCAGATCGTCTACGGGCAGGCCGTGGTCAGCGGCCCGATCGTGTTCGCCAGCAGCAGCGGCAGCAACAATCGTTACCTGCACGTCGTGATACCGCTCGCCGGGCACGAGTGCGAGGCCATCACCAGCGTGTGGTTCGGTGACGAGCTGGTGGGCACGCTCGACGGCTCGGGCAACGTCACCACCGGCAGGTTCGCCGGCAAGATGCGCGTCAAGAAACACCTCGGCACCGCCGCGCAAACCGTCGATACCGACCTCGACACCGAGTCGACCGAATGGACTGTTGATCACCGCCTGCGCGGCATCACTTACCTCTACGTGCGGCTTGAGTACGACGCCACCGCCTACCCGGCCGGCCTCGAAAACATCAAGGCGCTGGTGCAGGGCAAAAAGCTGTACGACCCGCGCACCGGCCTCACGGTGTGGTCTGACAACTGGGCGCTGGTCATGCGCGATTACCTGGCCAGCGCCTACGGCCTGAACGCCACCGCAGGCGAGATCGACGACGCTGCGATTATCACCGCCGCGAACATCTGCGACGAAACCGTGACCACGCCCGGCGCCGGCAGCGAGTCGCGCTACACCTGCAACGGCACCGTCGACACGGGCTCAACGCCCATGGCCAACCTGCGCGGCCTGCTCACGGCCGGTGCCGGCAAGCTCATCTATTCGCAGGGCGTGTATGTGCTGCACGCCGGCGCCTACGTCACGCCCACCGTCACGCTCGATGAGGATGACCTGCGCGGCACCATCGCCGTGCAGGCGCGCACGCCGCGGCAAGACCTCTTCAACCGCGTGCGCGGCACATTCGTGAGCCCCGACAACTTCTGGCAGCCCAGCGATTTCACGCCCGTCGGCAACAGCACCTACGAAACGCAAGACGGCTCCGAGCAGATCACGCGCGACATCGAGCTGCCCTACACCATCACCAGCTTCGCCGCGCAGCGCCTGGCCAAGATTGTGTTGGAGCGCGGCCGGCAGGGCATCGTGGTGAACATGCCGTGCAAGCTCACCGCCTTCAAGGTGCGCGCCGGCGACTACATCTACGTGTCGATCGCGCAGCTCGGCTGGTCGTCGAAGCCTTTCAGCGTCAACACCTGGCGCATGACGGCCGACGGCGGCATCGACCTCGAACTGCGCGAAGAGGCCTCGACCACGTATTCGTGGTCGAGCGGCGAAGCCACGGTCATCGACCCCGCGCCCGACACCGAGCTTCCCAGCCTCATCAACGTCGCGCCGCCGTCGAGTCTGGTGCTCGACAGCGGCAGCGACCAGGCGTTTGTAAACGCTGACGGCACGGTGATCGTTCGCATCT